TCGTGCCGCGCGAGTTATCAGCAACAGGAGGGACATCCCGATGCGCGGCACGACCCGCCAGAAAGGAGGGTGCGGTGGCTGCTTCCAACCGACGCCGAAGCGTCCAACCACCGCACCCTTATAGTAACACTAGACTAGGTCAAGGCCAATAGCTGAAGCGTATACGTCGATCAGCGATTGCTGCTCCTTACGCTTGTCGGTGTCCATCGCCCGAAGCTTGACGATCTGGCGCATGATCTTCGGATCATAGCCGCGAGATTTCGCCTCGATGTAGATGTCGCGGATGTCCTCCGCGATACCCTTCTTCTCCTCCTCCATGCGCTCGATGCGCTCAAAGAGAAGCTTCAGTTCGTCACCCGCAACGAGGTTGTGGCCGATCTGCGACATTAGAACAGGTCTTCCGCATCAATCGCGAACTGCGAGAACTCATCCGCCGATGCCGGTGTCCCGCCACCGAAGTTCTCGCCGTCATTGGCAAACATGACGCCGCGCAGGGTGCAGTTGACGCGCTGGCCCCACTTGTTGTCCTGCGGCCAGATGTCCACCGACGCGTTGACGTAGCAGCCCGAGTAGATCAGGCGCGCGATCTCGGCCTTGTCGGTGACCTCTTCGCCCATGCGGTTGATGATGGTCGGCTGCGTGCTGGCGTTGCGGGCAGACAGGTAGTGCTTGCCTTCAAAGCCCGCATAGGGCTGGCGCGTCTTCTTGTTGCGGTATTCGGCTTCGGTGTAGCAGACCTTCTTGTCTTCGGTCAGGTCTTTGAGGACGTCCTGTGCCTCGTCCTTCCACTTTTCCTTGGCCGCCTCAAGGATGGCGTCCTTGATCTGCTTGGCGTGCTCTCCCTTCGGGTCCACGATCAGCTTGGCTCCGTAGGCTGGTTCGCCTTCACCGAACGCCTGTGGGGCGGCCAGAGCGGGAAACGCGATACGGATATTCTTGAGCATAATTTGCATCTATCAGTCCTCAGTTTGCAGTTAAGTCACGGAAGTCTTCCATGACGGGTTTGATGTCCAACGCTGGACGTTTATCCGTGACAGGTGCCACAGATGGCTTGCCGTCGGCGCGGGTGATCTGCTCTTGCAGGCTGGCCCACCGCTTCGGGTTTTCCTTGAAAAGCTTCTCGGCCTTGGTCGGGCTGATCAACTTGAAGTCGTATGCCTGATCGTCCCGAAGGCGATAGGTCTTCTTGAAGATGTCCTCAACCGCCTGTGGGTCTTTCCAGTCGCGGTTGCCGAGGCGTCCCTCAACCAGCTTGTAGCCAGTGACAGGTTGCCCTGCAAGTAGGCGGCGCTCTGTTTCTGCGCGGACTGACTTGCACCACTGCTCAATCAGTTCGACCTTGGACATTGCCACAGGCAGGTAATTGTCGCTCGTTTCCATGTTGATCTCCTGCGGGATGAGGTCGGCAAAGTCCGACAGCGGCGCGGCTGAGACGGTCTCAACGACTTCCGCCTTCAGGGCGGGGCACGTCGCCTTGGCTTTGCAGAACTTGCACTGCTTCTCGCCGGGGGTGAAGAAGCCGTCTGACAGGTCGTCGCCTGCCGTCAGGTCGAGGCTCTGCGCCAGACGGACGTGATTGGCCGCGCCGTTCACGTCGTAGCCGAACTTGAGCAGTTCCTCCAGCGGCAGCACGAACTCGCTGACGTGGTTCAGGCGCGGCTGGTGGATGACCATCGTGATGGTGTCGAAATCATCAACCATATCGTAGTCGTGAAGTGCGCCGAGGGCGTACATCATAAGCTGCGGGTTGTTGATGGCATCGACCTTGACGCCCATGCCGTACTTCAGGTCGATCACGACGATCTCGTTGCCCTTGAGGATGATCGCGTCGGCGGTGCCGGTCGCGCCTTCCTCGCCGGTCAGGTGGCCGATGCTGACCTGCCGCTCAACCAAGAGCGTGCCGCCCTCGGCATACTCGTGAACCAGTCCCATGTAGTCGGCGACGTGGCCCACCATGTCCTGCCCGACGGTGAAGTCGAAGCCGTCAACGGTGTGCGTGGTTCCAAGATACGGGGATGGGTGCGCGTGGTTAATCAGGCATTGCGACGCGATGTCGTGGGCCAGCGTGCCCTCGGCAGCAGCGCGGCTGCTGCTGTCGGGATATTCGGCTTCCAGAACGACGCTGCCGGGGCAGGCCATCCAGCGGTGTGCCCCAGAGGGGCTGAGTTTGGCGTGCGCGCTCATTATGCCAGTGCCTCAAGCATTACCGCGACCAGTTCCGGCGCGCGCTCAGGGGAGACCTGAGACGCCTTGGCGATGCCGAAGCGTTCGAGGATTTCGGCCATGAACGGCTTGCTGCGCTTGTCGACGACCTTGAGCACAAGGTCACGCAGGTATGTTGGGTCGATCTCAGGCGCGGCTGGCGCTTCCGGCTTACCAATAATCGGGGCTTCCGGCTCCGGCCCAGACGGCGCAGTTGGAGATGCTTCCGTCGTCCCAGAGGAGGCAGCTTCCGACGGGGCGTTTCCCACGGTCGGCTCAAAGACAATCTCCTCGCGCAGTTCGGGCATAACCGCGTCGATTTGCTTAGAGGTTTTGCGCTGGGCCTGCATGGCCTCGCGGGCGCTGTTGTCGGCGTCGTTGAACGCCGTGTTGCGCAGGCTGTGGCCAATGGCGATCAGCTTGTCCGCCACTTCGGGGATGCTGTTGCCGGTTACTTCGATCTTGATCACTTTGCTGTCTCCTTCAGTTGTTTGATTTCTGCCGCCATAGCGGCAATGATCTGTTCGTTCTTAGCGATCTCCATGCGGAGTTCGTAGACCTTGTCGTCAAGCTGGTTGGCGTCGATCTCAAAGTTCTTGGCGCGATCTTTGAGTTCTTCGACGTTCGCCTCATGCTCGGCGGTGATGTCCTCCAGACGTTCGCCAAGGACGACGGCCAGTTCGGCGGAGGGGCGATAGGCGGCCTCGTTAATGAGTTCGCTGTCTTCGCACATACGGTAATAGTTGCGGTCCATATCAAAAGTTCCACGGTTTAGCGTTGTTGGCGGCGGCCACCTTGCGGGCTTCGACCTTGCCGGACACGGAGAAGTTGGCGATCTCGGTGCGGCGACCGTTCTCGATCTTCGTGATCCAAACCATGCCGGAAATGCGCTTGGTGGGTGCGGTGTATTCTGCTGCGATAGTCATTGGGTGTCCCTCCCTTTGCTGATGAATGGGGGCGCAAGGCCCCCTGTTGATTAAGCGACGTAGCCGTTGCGGACGAGGTAATCGACCAGTTCAAAAAAGCTTGCGCTCTCCTTGACCTTGCCGGTGAGGTTGCCCTTGGTGTCCATCAGGTTGATGTAGTAGACGTCGCGGCCTTCGCGGACCAGTTCGCCGATCAGACGCTCGGCCTTGGCTTCCAGCATCTCGCGGCGGTCAAGGTAGCGGGCCTCTGTCGCCATGCGGCGGTTCTGGTTGCCGGTGATCTGTGCTTCGATGTTCATTTCGTTAGTCCCTTCGTTGTTGCTGAAACCTCCTCTAAACCGGCTGGTTGCACCCGTCAACCCCTATATGCAAAAAATTACATTCCCGTTCTTTACTTCCAGAAGTGGCGGGTTGCGCTTGGTCAGCGACTGCAACGCGCGTTCCAGATCGCGGCGGCGCAGGTCGCGCTTCGGCGGCTCTGGCTTGGTCATCGCGGCGAAGCACTTGTCGAACAGTTGGCTGTACGGCGCACCCTCGATGCCGAGATACTCGCTCTCGATGATCTCCAGCACATGGCGCTCGTTCGGCCCGAAGCGTTGAGCCTTCGGCCCCTTCGGCTCGATGACCTGCACTGGCACGTCAGCCTCGACAGCCACGCAGCTTGTGATCGGGTCGCCGTCGCGGTCCAGCCCGACAGTCACCGTCTCCAGACGGAAGCCCCACTTCAGACCGTCGTCGCCGTCCTTCATCTTGGTGATGCGGATTTCGCGGCTGCCGTTCTCGTGCTTCACGACCTCGATCTCGGCGTCAGCCGCTGCGCGCTTCCCAGACCAGCCACGAACGCCTTTTGAGGCGTCCTTGCCGCTGTGGTCCACCATGATCAGCGCAGCGCCTGTGGCGTCGTGCAGGGCGCGTGCGTTGGCCAGTGCCAGACCGACGTCCTCGGAACTGTTCTCGTTCGCCCCCGGCGTCACTTGCGCCATCGTGTCAACGATGATCGCGTCTGCGCCTCCGGCAGCGGCGATGGCCGCAGCCAGTTCCGTCACGTCCTCGCTCAGGAGGAAGTTCGGCGGCACGGTCAGCAGGCCAATATCGACTTCGTTGGGGTCGATGTTGTGGTAGTCGCAAGTTGCCTTCAGGCGCTTGCTCACACCCTTGCCGCCCTCGGCGGCGATGATCATGACGCGGCCCTTGCGCGTACGGTTGCCGCGCCACGCGACGCCGCGCGCAATGGCGAAGGCCATGTCGATGGCCACGAACGTCTTGCCTGAGCCTGACGCGCCGTAGATCACGATCAGGCCCGCGTCTGGCAGCACGTTCTTGATCAGCCAGTCACCCGGCTCCAGAGCGATGCTGACGGTCAGGGACGTGATCGGGAAGCGTCCGGCATAGTCTGCCGGTGTGGACATTCCAGAGCCGCTGGGTGTGGCCGCAACCGCGTCCATGACAGCCCGCAGGCTGTCGGCAGTTGCGGCCACAGTAGGGCGGCTGATGGATGCCCCCGCATCCTTCGCCATCCTAATCACAGACGCCATTGTCACCTGACGCTGACCGATACCCTTGCGGCGCTCGAAGCTGTCCCACTGCGTCCGCAGGCTCTCCTCGCTGGGGTATTTCGATCCGTTGCTTGACCAGTCGTTCCAGATGTCGAAGCCGGTGTCGTCGCCGCTGCACTCGTGATGTAGGGCCATGCCGACCCTCACCCAATCCTCGCGACCCATGTCTGGGTCGAGCGCATTGACCATGTCTTCCATCTGCTGCGGCGTCAGGCCCAGTTTAGGTTCGCGGCCTGCCATGAAGTCGTCGGGGTCGAACGTGACGTTGCGGCTGCCCTTGAAGCGGCTCTCGCACATTGGCGCAACGATGCTGTCCAGATCGGCGATCTTGTTCTCGAGGTCGAGGAACTCGGTATACGGCATCGGGTTGCCGGTGAAGGTCACGAAGCCGGTGCTGCTGAACGTCTCGAAGCCGTATTGGTCGCCGACGGTCGGCGACTTGTTGTTGCCGTAGGTGCCACGCACGAAGGCGCGGATGCCTTTGCCGCTCGGGCTGAACTCGGCGTAGGTCTGACTGGCAATGGCCGTCACCTCGTCCGGCAGCCTGCCGTCCGCGTCCACGCAGTTGTCGAAGTCGAGGGCGGTGATCCCGAACTCAGGCATGAGCGCCAGACCCACGCCGTCGAAGCCGCGCATACTGGATGCGTGACGCGCGGCGGCGAATGACGTCAGGTTGCCTCGGTCAGAGACTGACCCCTGCTTGCCGTGGCGCTTGCCGCCCTTGGCGTAATACGGCACCTTGAGAGGCTTGCCCTTGGGGTTGTCTGGGTCGGTCTCAAAACGCCAGATCAGCCAGCCCTGAAGGTTCCGCAGTTCGGCGGGAGCCTCAATGGTCTGGTTCTCTGGTGCGATTGGCTGCACGTTGTCCATGACACTTAGTTCGATACAGGCTTGATCAGGATCGCAGCCAGTTCAGGCTTGAGCAGTTGCGTGCGGGGGACGCCGTATTCGGTTTCGATCTGCAACGCACGCTGCATCGGCACCCAGCCGCGCTTCGCCCATGTGTATATGGCTTGGTGAGTTACGCCCAAATTGTGAGCCAGCGCGCACGCGCCTCCGGCCAAGTCGATGGCCAGCTTGATGCCCGTCATTTTAGTCTCCGATGCTGATAGGGGGCTGGATGTTAGCCCAACCCCCAAGTTGGTGCAAGATGTCACGCGGCAATCTTTTTGCCGGTGCGCGCCTCGACGGCGTGGCGAAGCATGGCGGGCGTGAAGCCCCACACCTTCATCTCGATGCTGTAGCGTTTGACGATGGCCTTGACGTCGCTGTCGGCCTCGGCAAGCTGCTGGGCGATGCGGTCGCGCTTGGCCAGAGCCTTGCGCGCGTCGGCGATGATGTTGTCCACGTCGGTCATGTTATTCTCCTTCTTCAAACGTGGTGACGATGGCGTAGATGCTGAAAAGCAAGATACCGGCGAACGCCAGTTCGGCGAGGGTGTGCATCACTTCGCCTCCAGCATATTGGCGTATTCCTCAAGGCGCTCAACGACACCGGGAATGTCGGCGAGGTTGAGGAGCGTGCCCTCCAAGAAGCCTGCGTCGTAGCTGTAGCCGTGCACCTTGTCGGGGTTGCGCTCGTCGAGTATCGCCTTGATGAGCGTTGAGGCTTTTTTGCTGTTGCTCATGGCTCAGTGCTCCGTCACTGCGGAGCGCAGAACTTCTATCTGCCCCGTCTGTTCAGCCAACTTCACAACGGAGAGGGCGATTGCCTGATCGACGTCGATCACTTCGGTGCTGGCCTCTATGATGTTAGCTGCTTCGCGCAGGATTTCCGCCAAAACGGTGTTGGTGGCGGTGATGATCTTGGTGTTCATTTCGTATGTCCCTTCGTTGCTTAGAGGTGTCTCCTACAAGCGCCTGATTGCAGACGCAAGAACTATTTTACGGCATGATGATCGACGACCGCTTCTTGGGTGCCACGCCGCGATGCAGGTCGCCTTGGATGTTCTCGATGATGCCGCCGACGAAGCCGGATGCGAAGCGCAGGGTCGTGATGTCCTCGCCCGGTTGCGCGCCGCTCAGGACGATGTCGATACCCTGCTGCATCCCTGCCAGCATCTCTATGATGGCGGCCTTCTCGGCCTCTACGGGGTCTTGTTCTTCGGTCATTTGGTTTACCCCCACAAGACGTTGCGAGGGGCTGCGCGTGGCCGCCGTGGCAACCGCACGTCGTCCGCGATGTCGTGTGCATACTTGACGGCGTCGATCTGCTGCTCGGTCGTCATCGGGCCGTGCAGCTTGCCAGACCGCAGCAGCGCCGCGCAAAGCGCCTTGGAGCCTTTGACGAGGTCCGCAAAGTAGCGGACGGACGTCTGGTCGATCACGTTGCGATTGTCATGCGTGACTTCCGTCAACTTGGACTGCGCGATCCGGGCGGGCGCAAACCGTTCACGATAGCGTTGTGTCATTTCAATTTCTCCAGTTCGCGGATGGCCAGTTGGATGGCCTGTATCTCGACACCCATGTCGTGCAGGCCGTGTGCGTCTGCGTTGCTGAGGAAGACCTTGGCCATACCCCAGCAGGCTTGCTCGTTCTCACGTAGCGATGCGATGCGCTCCTCGATCATAGCATCATCCCCACCAGCACGACGCCGGTCACCATTGCGCCGAAGAATATCAGGACGCAGATGATGTGGATCACGTCGGCTATTGGGTGGTCGATCACCGACGTGATGCGGCCAATCAGCCACGACAGCGCGAAGACCACGAAGGTTATTCCAAATGCGCTCATTTCAAATGCTCCTTTGCTTCGATCTGTGCGCTGATCCAGTTGCGCACGATGGGGTCAGCGTTGGTTTGCAGCCACGCCACGATCTTCTCGCGCTCCTCTACTGCTGCCTGTTCGCGGTGGCGCTGGACAACGATGCGGATGTCTTCGTAGATGTCGCTCATTTCCCAAACCCCTCTTCCCAAAGTTCGATGGCGCGGACGCAGCAATCCCACATACATTCTTTCTTTGGGAAACGTGACGCATCCAATTCAATCAGCGCGCCAGTAAGGGCGGCTTGCGCACACAGCAGCTTGCGATCAACCGGCGGCTGTTCGTGCTTGGCGATCATGTCGCACAGTTCGCGGAAGGCCCCTGACACAACGAGGTAGCCGCGTATCTGCGCCAGCGTTTTGCCACCTTGCCATTCGCACCGCCTTGCGGCTTCGATCAGCACCCAGTCTTCTGGTGTATCAGTCATTTGCATCTCCATTTGTCACGATCAGGTAGATGGTGGTGACCACTATCGCGATCACGGTGAAGAACAGCAGGGGGTCCGGGCCGGTCATGCCTCTTGCTCCTTGCGAACCGGGCGCTTGCGCGGCTTCTTGTCCTTGCTGCCCAGTGGGCGACCGGCGTTGCCCTTGGGCTTGGCTGCTGCCTCGGCTTCCTTGATGGCTTCCTTGATGCCGCCCACCACGTCGAATGATGTGTAAATTACCGTCTCTACGTCCAGCCAAATGGCCAAGAGGATCAGGCGTTCTGCGATCCATTCCTTCATGATGCGTCTCCTTGTGCTTTGATCTGCGCGCTCAGTGCCTTAATGCGGTGCGCGGCTTCCTGCATCGTCTCCCACATGGCCAGCAGGTGGATATGCGTTTCGCGCGTCTCATAGTCGTACTCGTCGTCCTGCCCGAACCACGAGGCGATCTCCGGGGTGTCGTCAAACACGTTCAGCATCCGGTTCACCAACTGCTCGTCAGTCAGCGGCTGAAGCACCAAGTCTTGATCGTTCATGCCACACCCCCAAGGCTACGCATGACGCGCTGGCGGCGACCTGACGGGCCGACCTTAGTGTCTGGGCCGCAGGTGATGAGACCCTTGCGCTGGAGCGCCGCGAAGCGGGCCGTGACGCTGGAGTAGGGCAGGTAGTGAAACTTGATCAGCAGGTCGGCGGCGATGCAGCCGTTTGTTCCCGCGCTGTCGATGGCGCTATGCACTAGACGCTCCAGATACGACGTGTCGATGCTGTGTGCCGCCTCTACGCTGGTGTCTGGTGCCTCGGCCCGATAGAGGGCCGTGGCGTCTGTTCCGTAGTCAGTCATGGTCATTGTGTCCCTTCTAAGTGTTGAAGTGCCTGACGCACGTCGCGCAGGCGGTTGAGTGACGCCCTGTAGTCGCTGGGCGAACGCGATAGTGTTACAAATCTGGACCTGCCGCCCTTGGTGAGCACGACACGCAGGTGTCTGCGTCCGTCCTCTAGGTGTGCCTTGGCCTGCGCCTCGCTGGCCAGTGCCACGATCTTGGTCCAGAGGTCTCGGTCCATCAGAAGCGCGCCGTGATGGAGACTGACCGCACGGTTGACCACGGGATCGTCTCGGTGCGGTCGTACCAGTAGATGCCGATGCTGTCGGCATCGACGTGGGTGATCTCGCCGTTGATGAGGTTACCCTTGCGGGCGATGACGATGTACCAGCGGCGGGCCGTGCCCATCTCCTCGATGATCTTGGCCATAGCCTCGGCGGGAGGCACCTCGCCGTTGGTCTCGTAGACCACAGCCCGCGCGCGGCTGCCCCAGACGTCTGCGTCGGGGTGCTCGTCGAGCACGGCCAGTTCGACCTCGTTGCTGCTCTCGCCGACCACCGTGTCGGTGTGGGCGTCGCCGTCGAGCCAGTATGTTACGTCGTAAGTGTTCATGTCGTTTTGTCCCTGTGGTGTTGCTGATGGGGTTACTTCTAATGTGGAGATCGGGGATTGCAAGCCTTAATTTGCAGAGACCTCTTCGATCATATCGACCAGCTTGTAGGCTGGCAGCGTGATCGACTGTGCGCCCTCCGGCGACATGACGGTCAGGCTGACTGTCATGCCGCTGTGCAGGGTGTGCACCTCCTTGTCATCGATCTTGAACGACTTCGACTTGAAGCCGCCCTTCTTGTCGGCCTTACGCAGGGTGATGGAGCGGATCACTTGGCGCGCTCCGCTAACATCTCATCAGCGTACATATACGCGCTCTTTGCATACTGTTCTGGGTACGCGTCGCGGGTGTGGTCGCTCAACATACCAGCCAGCGCCTGTCCGGCGAACCAGTCGCGCAATGTCATGCCTGTGCCGCCAGTGGCTGTTGGAAACGCGGGCTTGGTCGTTTTAGTCGTCATGTCAGTTTGCTCCTTGGTTTAAAGTTTGGTGCGTTTGATTGGGTCGGTGCCGTGCTCAATGCCGTTCTCCCTGCACAGGCGCTGTAAAAGGATGGCAAGCCCCTCAAGATACTCGATACGGTCACGCTCCTCGCGCTGGCGCTCTTTGCGACTTACGGTCATCGGTAAGTCCATACTTAACTCAAGCATCCGACGCTCAATGCGGCGAACTACGGTGCCCGCATAGGCTATTTTGCCTTTGGCGCGAATGGCCCAATTACGTTCATCGTCAGTGCGATCTGTGGCCATGTTGTACGCGGCAAGTCGCTCCTTGAGCATCTCGAACATATCGGTGGCGTCTTCATGCCAGTAAAGTAAAGTTTCGGTGTTTGTCTCTTCGTGGATTTCTTCGCGTTCCGGCAAGATGTCTCGATAGAGGCTCATGTCAGTTTGCTCCTTCGTTCAATACTTGGTCGAGTGTGCCGGTCAGGCCGTGGCCTGCGGTGGCGTCGTAGACGGACAGGCCGAGGGCCGAAGCGCCTGCAATGAAGATGGCTTCGATCTGCGGGCAGTAGAGTTCGGCGACGAGGGCGGTGTCGGCACCCTCGATCTCGCGGCGGTTGCTGTATGGGTTGCGGGTGATGGTGTAGTCGTAGGTCATGCTGCTTGCTCCTCAAGTTTGGCATAAAAGGTGGTCAGCGTGTTGTTGAGTGCTTGGATTGCTTTGTCCCTCCCATACATCGAGACACTGTCGAACAACAAATCCGAGAGCGAAATCGGCTTACCAAGGTCTGGGGCGTGGGCCTCGTCAAGGATGTATGGCTGGATGGTCATCTCAAGGTCGGCCTCCTCGCCGATCTCCACGTCAACCTTTATGTCGTCGCGCAAGTCTTCGATGAAGGCGTTGTATGCGTCGCCAACAAGCGCGTCCCAGTCAGGGTCGAAACTCTCAATGACCGCAGCCAGAACGCTGTCTCGCACGGCCTTGTAGGTCTTCTCTCCGTTGCTCATTTCATTTACTCCTGTTGCTGATGGGGTGGGGGCGCAAGGCCCCCTGTGGCTGGCTAGTCGCTGGTTACCACGCCGTTCTCAACGACCGTGGTGATCAAGCCCTCGTCGGGCCAGCGGCGGTCAATCACGCGGTATGGGTAGCTGTAACGCTTACTCAGGGCGCGGGCGGCGTCGAGCGCCTCAATGGCTAGTCTGAACTGGGCGACGGGCACCCACTGGTGTGTCGCGGTGCATTTGGCTTCGAGGTCGATGTTCATGGTGTTGTGCTCCTTAGATTGATGCGGTTTGGACGTTGAAGATGTAGCCGAGGCCCTTGATCTGCTCGATGGCGGCGTCGGTGAAGGTCTTTGTGCCGATGAGGGCGGCCAGCTTGCGGCTGATGTCGCAGGCCGGGTAGACTGCGCGGTTGCCGTAGTTGCTCTTGATTGCGACTTGAATGTTCATGGTGTGTCTCCGTTGCTGTTGAAATCTGCATTAAAGCGGATGGTTGCAGTGGTCAACCCCTGTTTGCACTTTTTTGCAAATAAATTTTCAGGCCGTGCAATTGGGTGGTTGGCACCGTCTGCTTTTCTGCAATCTGGTGGTTGGCACCATGACTGAGAAAATCCCATGGGACGAGATGGGTCACGGTGTAAACCCTGTTCCGTCTGACCCTTCTGTGGGGGTCGCCGTTAAGGCGGCCCCAGACGGGTCGAGATGGGACACCCCCCAGATGGCGTGGGTGGTTCAAAAACGAGACGGTGCCAACGCAGTGGTTGCAGACCCTCGGACACCGATCTGTCCACCTCGCACCATCACATCAGATGGGTCACGGTTGTGTTGCATTACTCATCACGGTGGTGTATGGGCGGTGGTGCATACAGAGGAGAAACAAAAATGAAACTCGTGTTTGGTGACAAGAAACTTTCGCCGTTTGCGCCTCGTGTTGAGGTGCTCATCAGCGAGTATGCCGACGACCTGTCTCTGGTCGGTGGCCGCATGACGCACGCTGAGTTTGTGGACTACTGCGTCGAACGGATGCCGAAGCCTGAGAAACCCAAGCGTGACCTGCGCCGCCGCGACATTGAGCGTTCAACGCAAAACATGCTCGATAAGGACCGGCTGCCAATGCGTGCAGACGCGGAGTTCTTTTACTTTGACAGCGTCCTAAGCCCTCTGGAGGTGGATGCAAAGCGCGCCCCTCGCCACAAAGCGCAGAAGGTTGCCGAGAAGAGCAAGACGTATCAAGGCCGCCCACCGAAAAAGGGTTGGGACTTTGTGTCAGCCATTGAGACTGATGAAACGTGGTGGTCCGTGTTCGTGAAGACGCAGACGTCGCCGGACTGGACTACGTTTAAGGTATGCGCGCAACGGCCTGTGCCGTCTAAGGGTAATTATTGGTTGTCGTGGTCGGGCACCCGCTTTGCTGGTGGGGGTGATTTTGATAAACTTGTCGAGCAGCGGCCTGAGTTGCGGGCCGCCGTTCAGCGTGCTCTGATCGAGCGTGAGTGCAGCGACCTGTTGTGATCACCTTGCGGATCGTGCCGCTCGATGCTATTTGTGCGACTGAGACACACATCGAGCGGAGCACGCAGGACCGATGACCGGGCGACCAAGCACATTCACCGAAGAGATGGGTAGCCTCATCTGCGAGAGGCTCACCGAAGGGACGAGCCTGCGCAAGCTGTGCAAGGAGCCAGAGTTCCCAAACGCGTCAACGGTGTACGTGTGGCTGGACCGCTTCCCCTCCTTCGCAGAGCAATACGCGCGCGCCAGAGAAGCCGCCACGGAGGATATGCTTGAGGCCATCCTTGAGATCGCCGACGACCCGACAATCGACACGCAGGACAAGCGCGTCCGCATCGACGCACGCAAGTGGGCGATGGGCAAGCTGAAGCCGAAGAAGTACGGCGACAAGTCCACGGTCGATGTCGGGAACAAAGACGGCGAGGCGCTCAAGACCGAGCACAAGACCGAGGTGGACGAGGTCGCCCTGACGCTGGCCCTGTCCAAGGCCATCCGCAACCAGAAGGACGCCGAATGATCCGCCTGTTCGTCAACCCGTGGCGTCGCATCGCTGACCTCGAGGCCGCCGCGTCGAAGCACGACCTCGAACTGCGCGCGCTCAACTACGCCCTGCATCTGGCCAACGAGCGTTACGACAAGATACGCGAAGCCAACGCCCAACTGCGTGAGACGCTGACCCTCTACCGGAACGCATGACCGCCGCACCTGCTCAACACGACCGGAAAGTCTTCCTCCAGTGGCAAGACGCGTGGCGCGGCACGTCGCGACCGAACCAGCGTATGCTTGAGGAGGACTGGACCGAGTATGGCTTCCTCGCAGGGCGCGGCTTCGGAAAGACACGCGTCGGTGCCGAGTGGATCACGCGCGCCGCATATGAAGACCCGAGCGGCTTCGATAGCTGCGTGATCGCCCCGACCTATCAGGACGTCAAGTTCACCTGCTTCGAGGGCGAGAGCGGCATCCTGTCCGTCCTGCCTGCCGACTTGCTGGTTGACTACAACAAGACCGACACGATCATCAAGATGCGTAACGTCGTCGGCGGCGTGACCACGATCCGGGGCTTCACGGCTGAGAAGCCTGAGCGACTGCGCGGCCCGCAGCACTGCCGTGGCTGGTTCGACGAGTTGGCCGCGTGGCAGTACGACCAAGACACATGGGACATGGCGATGTTCGGGATGCGTCTGGGCGACAAGCCGCAGGTGCTGTGGACCACGACGCCGAAGCCGAAGGAGATGATCCGCAAGCTGTCCGCGCCGAAGGACAGGCGCATCGTTGTCTACGGCTCGACGTTCGACAACAAGGCCAACCTGCCCGACAGCTTCTTCAGCCAGCTTGAGCAGTACGAGGGCACGACGCTCGGGCGGCAGGAACTGTACGGCGAACTGATCGACCCCGAAGAGAGCGGCATCATCAAGCGTAGCTGGTTCCGCCTGTGGCCCGCGAAGAAGCCGCTGCCCGCGCTGGACTACATCATCCTGTCGCTCGACACCGCCTTCACCGAGGCGACGTACGACAAGAAGAAGGGCGACGCCGACAGCACGGCGTGCGTCGTGCTCGGCAGCTTCCACGACAAGGAAGGCGCGTCCCACCTGATGGTGCTGGACTGCTGGTCC